GGGTATATACGGAGGAAAAAGTGTTTATCAAGCTTAATGGCGGATAACCATTATACCATATCTTCAGACCACCAATCAGCTCTCCAAGTCATTTCTAACTCAGCACCTTCAGCTGTATCGTAATTCAGCTCGGCTGCAGCAGCTAATTCAGAGCCAGTTGGGAAGCATCCGTAAAAAGTACGTTGCCAGAAGATATCGCCAGCTCTATTATAGTTGGAAACTACTATAGTTCCAACGTAGTCCTTTTTCAGTCCTTGAGCCCCAGTAAGTGGGTTGTAGATAAGACGATTCCAGTCTCTTAATGTTTTGTAAACGTATAATTCGTTTGCATCGTTAAGGTTCAATGAGAAACCTATTGCCAAATCAACTGTTGTTGAATCGGGAGCAGACTTAGCATAAGATCTTGTAGCGAACTTGTATTTCTGTTCAACAACTCCTTCCATTTTCTCGTTTGTAAGTCCACCAATTTTTCTTACGTGCTCTAATAATATCTCACCACCAGCAATTGTAGCAGGAGGTAGAATACTTACTTCGAATAAGTTTTGATAAAACGGTTCGTAGTATTTAGTAGCAGCTTTAGAATTAGTAAAATGTGGTAATCCAGGCATGATTTTCTTTTTCTTTTTATTGTTTCTTTATTTATATATCTAAGTACTATTGATCCTCCTGGAGGTTGATGTCCAGGAGAATCATTTTAGTATTATTTAGAAGTTTCCAGCTTGTATAGCTCCAGTTGATAGGATAGTTACTCGGTTAACCAAGATACCCATTCCTCTTACCGGTTCTACGTAAGTGTCGATAATTCCAATGTTATTATCAATAACTTCAGTGGTATTGTTCGTTGAATCCATTATGTTTTGGAAGTCATAAAGTCCACCGTCATTTAAGATTTGAGCTAAGAAATTGTCAGCCAATGTTTTAATCTCTAATCTGTTTTGAGCAGTGTTAAACTCCCATCTGTAATTCTTAAGGATTTCTGCAATTCCATCTTCAATGTATATAAGTAATTCTCTCACATGTATTTGAGAAAGAGCACTCTTAACAGTTTGTTGTGCAGTTTGGTTAGCATTAATCACTAATCCAAATCCTCGTTTGTTAACTACAGCATTTAGTCCAAATGGTTCGATTTCATCTAGTGCTTTTCTGTCGAATTCATATTCAACTCCTGCAACTCCGGTTCCGGCAACTACACCTCTCCTAGGTCCTGCAACTATTGACCATGGTAACGCTAAGTTATATTTGTCAATAAACAAGTTAGATATATGTCCAGCTGGTGGAACGAATTTAGTAGCACCTTTTTCGATAATTTTCAAGTTAGGTGTATAGAATCCGCAGTAATTAGCTCCATCTGCAATACTCGGTAAAGAGTATACGTTATTTGGGTTAAGGCTTTGATTACCTCCAGTTGCAATATATCTAGGATCAAACGTTGATGTTGAATCAAATTTGAACATTGGATCTGTTGATTTCTTAAATTCTTTCACTGATGGAGAATTCAAGATTGCAAAAGCATTCATTCTTCCTTTAGCAATTTTAGAGAATCTAGACTTAGATGAAGGTTCGATACCGTTATTAAATGTATCAACAATATATCTAAATGTTATTGCCTCTCTATCTTGTAAAGTTGATCCGATGTTTGTATCGTACATTACATCCAGAATTTCGTTCATTCTAGTGTTTGAACCATCTGGTTTTGCACCGGCTGGAATTGAATATCCAACTAATGAAGTAGCAGTATAGTTACTTACAAATTCATCCAAATCTCTATATCTCTCAATAGCAGTTGGTACATTAGCTACGTAATAGTACCAAATAGCATCTTGAGTTTTAATTATGAATGTATCTGTAGCAGCGTCATAACTTGCTTTAGTAATTCTAGTTAATCTAGATTTTCCTGTTCTAGGATCGAGTCCTAAATCATAATCACCACTTCCAGCAATACTTTCAAAACCTCTCACTAAGAATTGTCCAACTTGAACATCTTGTTGACCAGATAAGTGAACTTCATTTGCGGCAACTACATTTGCAGCACCGATTGAGATAACTTCGTTTATGTCTTCTGCAAGTGTACTCATATAAAGTGAATCAGTAACAGTCGTTGTTGGGTTACCATTAGATGGAATTGCAATTGGTTGTGTAGGACTCCATGGTGTGTTTGCACCTCCTGCTTCAATTGCTTTTTCCGTTGCATAAGTATCATCAACAAATGCAGTAACTTGAGCGTTAACTACGTTATGTGATAATTTTAATCGGTTTGTAGCATCAACAACATCAACTAAATCTATCGAGAATATAACTCCACTAAGACCAGTAAGATCGTTAGCTACAATAGAAGCAGTTTGTACTGGACTTAACACCGGTGTTGGTGAAGGTCCAGTTTGTATTAAATCACCTGTTGTAATAACACCTGAAACCACATCTGCAGATATTTGAGATTTAGGTCCACCATAAAATACGGAGTAATCTACCGCAGTTGGATTTGATTGTGGTATTACTGAATAATCAAGTTTCGAAATAATTTCGATTTTGTTATCGGTTGAAGCTTGGGTTCCTGTGTAATCTCCGATTTTATATCCTAAAGTTAATGCAGCTCCTGCACCAGCACCTGTT